AGTACGCGATTTTGCCGGTAACTCACTTTGGGTTGAAACAAACCCGATCTTCCTCGAGTATATCTCGGAGAGAAAAGTTGCTAGAGGCATTACCGACGTTCGTCATCAGAAAGTCGTTTCCCTCGCTTCCGGTTTGTCCGGCACCGTCGGGAACAGACAGTATTTTGACGATGGAGTTGCCGCTTCTGCGGACGACTTCTCAATCTATTCGAGTGCTCTCGCTAATCAAATTAATGAAGCTTATGCTTCTACAATTAGCGTGTCAGACGATTCTTCATCGTTTGAACTTATCCCTTTCCTTGCAGATTGGGATTCTACCATTGCGATGTTTTCTAAGAAGTTCCTACGGGAACTTTCTTATGGAAGTGTTACCTGGGGTATTATGCCCTTTATATCCGATTGTAAAGCGTTAATCGCATCATTGCGAGCTATGTCCACTAAAATGGGCCCATATTGTAAACGCTTACATAGGAAGCGCGCTATCGCGTTTTCTCAACCACTTCCATCAGGCCCTTCGGGTTATACCGACTGGTGCTTAAATGCTATTGGACGCGTACAGACAAGCGGTGTGCTTACATACACTCCTCCCAACATGGAGAAGTCCTTAAATAAGGCTTATTTGTTGCTTGACACGTTAGGCGTCCATCCTGATCTTAAGACTGCGTGGGACATTATCCCTCTTTCTTTTGTTGTTGATTACTTCATCCCCGTTGGTGATATTCTTGAATCGCTCCATCCTCGTGGTTGGGCGCCTTCCTGTTACCAGTTTACTGGTTATCAGTCTCTATCACTAACGACGATTGACACTTACTATGTAAGTAACTCATCTTATACTTTGGGGTTAAACCCTTATATTCGAAAGCGTTACCAACGCTCTTACCTCAATACTTCGGTTGGAGCTCATAGTCCGGTAAAGTGGTCAGCACCTTCACTGAAGGAGATTTTCAACACTGCATATTTAACAACGACTCTCAAAAAGCTTTTTTAGCTTTAGAGTGAAGAAGTCTTTCAGCGAATGTTTTCAAGCCCCCTCAATGCCC